ACCGTCGGAGAGCCCGACGATCGATGCCGTTGGCGTGTAGCTCGTCAGTTGGTCGGTCATCCGGACACCGATGTAAGCGGTCCGCGAGACGTATGGGCCGGCGAAAGTGGCTCCGTTCTGCGTTACTGAGTCACTGCCGTTGAGCCCCGGAAGGATTTGCCCAGGCGAATAGGTCGTCAGCAGGTCGACGCTGCTCAAAGGCTTTCCGCCCGCCATGAAGGGCAGGTCGTAAAACGTGAATCCCTGTCCGAGGCAGCTACACGCCGTGAGGAGTAAGGCCAACAGGTAACGCATGGGATCAGAAACCTCGGCCAACGCTATTCGTGCGTCCGGAGCTGAGGAAAGGGGTGTATTCGACCGACCAAGCAAAAACCCGTCCGTTTGTCAGGGTGTACTGCGTCGAGTAATTGGCATCGGCAAAACCGGGATCCATGGTGAGAGTCTGATCTGAGCCCGTGCCGTTATAAAACTCGATAACGACCGGCTGCACATTGGTCGTCGACTTCCCGGTTACTCCTGTGACCTTCACCGACCCGCTCGAGATGCTGAAATGCTGGCGTCCGATATTGAGGTTGAGCGCTCCGGTTGGCGCGTTCGCCCAGGCTTGGCTCGCGTACTGGATCCCGTTCGAGACGACCAGAAACTGATTAAACGTCGCATGGCCGTTGACGTTGATGTTCTGCTTTACAATCAGGTTGGTCTCGATGGTCAGCGAATCGTAAATGTTGACGTTGGTCGAATAGAAGTTCTGGACCGGAGTGGCCGAGCTGATGGGGACCAAAGCGCCCGTGACTGGGTCGACCGCGAGTGAGGCGCCGAGGTAGGAGGCGTTGTCGATGTAAAAGGGGATTGCCTGGGGAAAGTGAAACTGTTCGTTGACGGTGTTCCATACCACGTCCGCGAAGTCGCCGGCTACTCCGCGGTACTGGAAGGAGATACCGCTCGAGTTAAACGGTACGATCGCGTCCTCATGGCCGAGCCCCAATGGGAATTGCAAAGCCGCGTTAGTGATGGCCGCCGATGCCTTGATCGCGATCTTGTTGTTGCTGGTCGTCGCGAACTGGCTCCCGAGGAAGTCGCTGAAGGATGGGTTAGCAGCCCAGACCGCGAGCGCGATCAGGCACAATAGGCCGGCGTAGAGTAGTTTCTTTCTCATAGGTTTAGCCCCATGTGTGCGCGATGGTGTCCCAGACGTAGGTAGTTCCCATCCCGTTTCGCTTGTAAGCCTCCGATGGAAGGCTCGGGTCAGGAGGAGTTAGCCCCTCGGTCGTTGGGTCGGTGCTTTCATAGATAACGTCGTTGGTCGACGCTACGAGGAAAGTGGCACTGGCGGGGGGATCTGGGTGCCTCAGGACCGGCGCGTAATTTCCGTTGCTGTCGATTTCTGTCGGCATGGGCCAGCTTTTACGCCCGCCCCTTGCCGCGAGCAAGCGAAATCCTTGAGGGCGCCCCTCAAGTAGGCCGAATAGAGTCCAAGGAAGATATCACGAAACCGCGGCATCCGAGGGGTGTCAGGACTAGAGAGCGAGCCGAGCTGAGACGCAAATGCCTGCCACGCCTGCGCCGAGGCTTCCGGCGAGAGCTGCTCCATCCCGGCCGCGAGCACCTCGAGGTGCTCCTTGCGCGTTTTGCATTCTGAGAAGTCGAGTTCAACATTCATTCCCGAGGCTTAATGCCGTTGGCTTTGTGGAAGTCGAGGTAGGCGTCGGCCATGTCCCATCCGTAACCGGCTTTGACGCAGCCTGGGGCATGGCACACGCAGGACCAGAGCCCTTGCTTGTCTCGCTCGACGCTCAGTGGTTTATCGTGAAGCGGGCAAACTGGCGTTGCTAGTGTGGTTGGTTTCATTCGCGGTTAGCACTCCGAGGAGTATCCAACTCAGCCAAGGCTGTCGCTGGAGCTGGTCGGCTATCTCGGCGTCGGTTTCATTGTCGGTCTTGTGTTCGATGAGGTACTCGACCAATGCCGCAAAGTAAGCGGCATCGTTCCAAATTGCCTCGACACTCATTCAAAAAACGGGCGGNGGAGGCTGGCAAACACGAATGGTCTGGACGGGCGGTCGAGGCTCGCACGGGCGAAGAGCAGCCCGCGACCATGGGTCGGCCAAGATGCCCGGAGGCGGAGGGCAGTTTCGATATCGTTTACCCTCGGGCCAGTGTGTGACCTCTCCGGGCAGCGGTTGGGTGTAGTCGGGATCATTGCAGGGATATCCGTCGGGCTTTGGGGCTCTGATGATTTCATTGCTCATAGCGGTAATGTATCCATCTGCCGGAGGTGGATCTGCTCAATTTCCCAGTTTTGCGGTTCTCCGGGTGAGTGCGGGGGTTTCAGGTGCCTGTCGATATGGGCTTCTTTGCCCCATAGCCATCCGACCAGCGTAAAAGTGTTTCCCTGCCTGATTACGAGAATGAACTTGTGATCGGGGTTCTCCTGCTTGGGCCGGATGATCATTTTACCAGTGCGCCAGTGAGTGTGCTTGATCTGGACGTCGGTCCCGAGGTCAGGTCCTCTTCCCTGACCATGATAGGGATTGAGCGGAAGGCCAGTCACCTTTGACGCAGCTATCTCCGCCGCTCGGGAGTTGGTATCGTTCTCGAGTCGACTGGATCCCCAGCTCGCGGGGTCGAACTTGTCTTTGTAGCCTTGCCTGCGGGTGTCCTCGTTGTTTTCGCTCGCCTCTTGCTTCGCCCTGCGTAGGTCGGCCTCATCGAGCGTCGTTTCCCACCGATTAAGCGCTTGCCGGCTCGTCAGGTAATCTCCGGGCCATGGGAAGAGCTTCATCGGCGCGGGATACCTTCCCTTGGGGCGCAGCGCCCAATACATTGCTCCGCAACTGCAACGCGCTTTTTCCCAGTGCCTAAGGTAGACGCCGATCTTCTTGTTGCACCCATCGCAGACGATTGTGAAGTACTGCTCAACGTCGGGGTCGCGCTCGGTTCTGGAGACCTGCGGCTTTTGGTCAGTGAAGAGGTCGCTCATGCAGTGATTGCCACACATTCCAGGCGGCGGAGAGAAAGCTCCCGATGATCAGGCAAATGCAGAACTTCGGGAAGTTGGGCGCGATCAGCACCAGCACGATATTGACCCAGAGGTTAAGGCGCCAGCCGAGCAGCCTCACAAACGGGTTTGCCTCCCTGCTCAGGTCCGGGGTGACAAGGAACGTCGTCAGCAGGTCAACTGCTCGAGCTACCGCCAGCCCGCAGAAGAGCCAAAGATTCATGGCTTGGGGAAAGGCGCATTCACACATACGTCGACCTTGCTGTTCTGGAACATCGGCCCTATTGCCGGCTGGACCGGTGATCGGCATGGGTCAGGCTCTGGCCGGCCGGCCGTAAGTTCGAGCGCGATCGTTTCCTGCAGTGCGAGAGTCCAGACCGAGCGCGGAATTTTCGCACGGTGCGAAGCCAGCCTTTTCCAGACGTTCCGGCGTTGAGTGTCCGAAAGGCTCTTCCACTTCTTCCGCAATTCTATGGCAGGATCGATCATTTGATTTCGTCGAGCGTCCGGGTGACTCGACCGATATGGTCGTCTATTTCGACGACGGTCAGGCCGTACTCGGTCATGCGCTTGCGGTTGTAGATCAGGAATTCTTTCAGAGCTTCCAGCTCCGCCCTGAGCTTGGTCTTGGCGTTCTGCAAATCGATCAGCAGGCCGTCGACGTCAATCTCGCGTCGGTTAATCATAAGCTCTTCGGTCTCCCGGTGTCCCATACCTTCGATAGCTGATGCAACGGACCAATCTGCTGCGGAATGACCTCGTTGCGGACTGCCGCAGTGACCTGACTCCTTTTAACCGGCTTGCGGATGGAATGCCAGATCACGATGAGGGTATCGTCGGGCGGAGTTGAAAGGATGCTGATGACCTGACTGTAATTGTCGCCCGGACACTTCCGGCTCTGCCAGTGCACCATGTCGAGGGGCTGGATCTGGTCGATGGGGACTTCGATTGAACCGCTCATAGCTGCGGGGTGCCTTCCACGCCGCGGGCCTTCCGCTCCTGAGTCCGGTTGTTGAGCCACATTAGCGCTTCCTCGCACTTCGTGATCGCTATCGAGGTCTGCCGGCTCGGGAGCTTCTTATTGAGGCTCTGCAATCGGTCGATTAGGACTCTCAAGACTTCCTCGTTGGTCGTCCCGTTGCAGACGGTTTTGAATTCGCCCGTCTCCGTCGGCATCTTCTCAATGAATTGCAGGATCTGGCCCAATGCGTCCGGGTCGGGTTCAAAGCTCTCCAGCTCGTAGCGGTGTCCGGGTCGTAGGATTTTCATTCTGGATGCCCCCTTTCCCCCGGATTGGTCCCGTCTGGTATCCGGTCGAAGCAGGAAACTCCGCCCTCGGTTGCCTGGATGGCTTTGCCCAGGCGCATCCGTGCGTCCTCAAGATGACGGTAGGCAAGCATGATGTTGGCGATCACCTCGCCCTTGTCGACTCCCTCGATCGCGTTGACGCAGACTGGGTGCAGCTTCAGGTTTTTGACGCCGTTGCCAATAATCTGGATGGCGGAGCGCCAATCGCGGGCGAATTCTCGGAAGCCCTCCTTTTTCATGTCACTGGGCGTATCCGGACTTTGAGCCCGGTTTTGAGCGCGGGCTATCATTTCATTGATTTGTTGTAGCTCATCTGGTTGCGGCATAATTGCTCCTATGTGTGTGCGTCTCCCTTATCAATGAAGCCGTGCCAGCAGGAGAGCTGAATGCTCCGGGCCGTGCCGACCGGATCCCCTTGGACCGTCAGGTCCTCGAGGTTTGTTCCGTGCAGCGTCCAGCGTCCCGGTCCCGGTGATATGTCATCGGGTATCCCGCGGCTGCGACTCCAAATCACAATGCTGTGCACCCCCTCGCGCTTGCCTCCGTTTTTTTGAAGGCATCCGGGGCAGACAAACATCAGCCCCTGCGCTTCGCCAATCGTGTCGACGTGTTGATAGCCGTAGTACTTCCCATCGACGAAGTTGGCCCGGATAAATTGTCCCTCGAGCTGCGAGAGTCTCATGGTCGCCTTTCTGGTGGAACGTAGGGCAGTCCGACGAATCGGAAAACGTCCTCCTCGGACGTCGTGTCGTACCGCTCTGTCTCGTCGTTTACTCTGTGAAAGCCTGAGCCGTAAGCCTCGAAACTCCAGCCGCGTCTTAGCGCCCCGTTGGTGATTTGCAGGTTGCTGGTCTTTCCCCCGGTCCTGCACACAAGCGAATTCCACCAGTTGAGCTGCGTCGTGGAGAACAGGTCGACCGGTATCCCGCTCGGGACGTGGACCGCGAGCTTGTTCTTCTCTCCCCAGGTGAACACTCCGACTTTGCTCGGGCGTTTGGCGAGCAGTCCCTCTTTGAGCCAGCCCTCGATGAGCCGGTCGGCCTGACTCTCGAGCGCCGTGTCAAAGAGCCCTGACTTCACCTCGACGCAGCGCGGGATGAAAAGAAGCTCAATGTCTCCGACGTTGGGGCGCCTCCGGCGCAAGCTGCCGGCAATCTCGACCCGCTCGCAGACCTGCTCGAGCGCCAAGGCTAACGGTCTGGCCACTGCCCAAGCCTCGGCCTCGCTGTACCGTTTCTCGCTCATCAGTGTTGCGTCGCCGGATGGTCCGTCGTCGGCTCTCGGTGGAGCGCTGCGGCCTGCGCTGCCGGCGTTGGCGCCTGCTCTTCGATAATGTTCGAGCAAACCCGCTGCATAAACTCGCTCGCGTTTTTGTCGTAGCTCACCCGCCCCATGAGCATCGGCTGAAACTCTCCGGGCGAATGCTGAGTCGCGCAGCCGGTCATAACGACCAGGTTGCAGCCAAACAGGATTTTGATCCGCTCCCAGAAGCTGAATTCGCGAAACCATTCCCATTTGATATTGCAACGGAACTTGGTCGGGACCTTGCGCTCGGTGATCTTCGGAGGCGGCCGCAGCTTCAGCAGGTCGACCTCGGGGGGCTCGTAGCCGGATTTGTCCTGCTCGTATCTAACGCCTGGGCTCTTTGGCCTATTCTGGTTCTTCATCGCGATCTGGCAGGAGGGGCACGTCGTAGGTTTTAACTGGCTCATTGCGGAAGCGTGATTGAGTCAGCAGGCTTCTGGCAACCTTTTCCTCGAGCGGGTTAATCGAGTAAATGGCGTTGGGGTGAAAGTAGCGGGTGTAGCCCTCGCCCACGCCTTTGACGGTCGGAACGTCGACCCGGAGGAATGCGCCCCCGAGCTGCGTCGTCTGCGTTACCTTGCCGACGATCTGCTGATGACCGAACAGCTCGACCAGAGCCCACTGGTCGAATGACTCAGGAGTCGGATTAGATTCTGATCGGATTCTTCCCTCCGGGCAGTCTTTTGCGTCGAAGAAGTTTTTGCACTCCGGGCAGCAGACTAGTCCCGTGAGTGTCGGCTCAACCTCGAATTTGTAACCGCAGCCGGTGCAGGTCGCGTTAATGAGAGTCATAGCACCCCCAGAATGTCGTCCCCATGGCAGAGGCGGAATGTTCCGGCCTGTCCCTCAATGCTGATGGGTTCAAAGCCGACCTCCGCCATGAGGATCCGGTCGTCTTTAGCGACCGTAATTGGAATAATCCGGACCTGCATCGAGTTCAGGCCGTCTCCGACCAGCTTGACGATCCCGATCGTCGGGTCGTACTGACGCTGGTCGGGGAGCTGAAGCTCGGATTTGATCGGGTCCAGAAGGACGAGGACCCGATGGCCGAAAAGGGCTTTTGGTATGTGCGGTATGTTCATGGTGTTAATGCTAGTGCTGTTTGACTGTCTCTTGCGTCCGAGAGCCTGATGTACTCCTCGGAAATCTCAATGCCGGTGTAGCGCCGGCCAAGCTCAACGCATGCCTGGGCGGTCGTGCCGACGCCGTGAAATGGATCCAAAACCGCGCAGGGCGGGAACTGGTTGCCCCAACACTCACAGGTCCTTTTCCAGCCGATTGTTTTGCGCTCGCGCATGCCGGCCAGTATCCGCCGTTTGACGTCGCCCGGATTTTGGGCCTTGGACTCTTTGACTCCGGGTCGGCTCTCGCCGTGATATTCCCCGAGGGTGTCTCCGCCGCACTTCTTCTGGTGCTCCCGGTCGGGCTCGCCAAGCTCAACGATCCGCTCCCGCGGTCGACCGCAGGTAAAACAGCATCCGCCCTCGGAGGTGGATACCTCGATAATCGGGCGCACCAGCGAAACGGGATAGCTCGCGAAATGGCTCAGGACCGTTCCCTTTGGGTTTACCACCAGCGCCAGCGGGTCGCCGTCCTCATCCCCGAGCAGTCCCTCCCATGACTGGAGGAAAAGGTCGGTGTTTCTCCAGTTGCGGTGAGTGACCAGATAGTCGGACGTCGCGCCCTGAAAGCTCTGGTTTTGCTTCACGCCGATCTGCGCCTGAGCTGCCTTGGGGTTCGTTCGCCGGCGCCTGCGGTTGTCGTCGCTGACTCGGTCGCCACGATGAGGGAATACCGCCGCGCGCGGGTGCGTGTTGCCG